TTTGTAAATTAATTCTTACTGGAATGCAACGTTGACTAAAGTAATAGCATCAACGTAATCTGCCGCGTTACCCAATGAACTTGCAGTATTTGTTAGTTCCTTATAACCATATCTGGTCATGAAACTTACTACTGGTTCAAATGTGCTTGGATCCATAACTGGACCTGTGCTCATTAATGGGATGTAAGGACAATAGAATGCAGGAGCATCAGTTTCTGATGAACCTTTGTATCCTACTAGAACCTTAGTTCCGTCTGCCGCATAGTTATCTGCGAAAACTCTGATTGTTCCGTTCAATGTTCCAACAAACTTAGTGTTAGTTGGTGCTTCGAATGAACCTTCAGTTGTTCTAGCAAATGTTGATGTAGATGCACTTTGTAAAATTGTAAGTGCTTCTGGAGATACAACGATATAGTTACCAGCACCACGTCTTGTTCTAGCCGCGATTCTGTTAGCCGCTCTGTTGATCTCAATAGCCAATAATGCATGTCTGTCACCTACGTATGAAGGTGTGTATGCCGCCGCTAAACCGTTAAAGTCTAAAGTAGTCCCAGCACCTGCAAGTGTTCTAAGGGACCCGATGATCTCTTGGTCAATCTCAACAACAATCTCTTGTGCTAAGGCTTGCATGATTTCTGCTTCTACGTCTACGCCGTGCATTGCTTCTGCATCTTGAGCCGCTTCAAATGTCCATCTAGCACTTAAACGTCTTGTCTTTGCTTCGACAGTTTCTTTTAAGATTTGGATTGACATTTTTCTTCCTGGCTGTCCCTCAGCCGCCGCTGTGGCGTCTGGTGAACCAGCATAAGAATTAGCAAGGACGAAAGGACTTAACGCCTCGTCACCTGCACTTGCTCCACCACCAGTTTCAGCATATCTGACCCTTAGTGTGTGGATTTGTCCAACTGGACCACTCATAGGTTGAACACCTACGAGTTCGTTAGCGATAACTGAGGGCATAACCCTTCTAATTAACGGTAACATTACTTTGTTTAATGTTGCTACTGAACCTGCACCAGTTGCCCCTGCTGTAGCCGCCTCTGCCAAATAGTTTTTACTATTCTCGAGGACGACGTCCAATGAAGTTTTTCTGTTACCAGAAAGACCTTCTAATAGAGCCTCCTTGGTTGCGGACCAGTTGCTTTCAAATAAATCTGCCATTTTAAATACTCCTTTAATTTGAAAGTCCGGCTAATTTTCTGAGGACGTCAATTTCGACGACATCAGTTTCGTCATTGGCTTCTGTAATAACAGGTGCCTTATCACCAGTGTGCTCTTTCTTCACAACTGATTCTGACAACGTCTTCTTCACTCTTGGTGTTTCACCATCTAATACTGATGGAAGATACTTATTGAATTGCTTCTCTAAGTTTTCTGTTTTAACACTTTCAAGTAAATCAGACATGATTTCTTTCTTCTCTTTGCCTAATGGAGCCATTAACTCATTTAGTTTCTCTTTTCTTTCGAATCGATCTTCTGCAATCTTAAGTTGACTTTCCACAAGTTTCCCTGCTTCAGTTTGTTTTTCAAACTTTTCGTTTGCTTCAACTAGTTGCTGTTCCATTTCAGCGATTTGTTTCTGTAAATTCTTAAGGTCTTTGCTTTCGTTTAGGTAACTAGCACCGTATTCGTTAGCAAATGCTTCAAAAATTCTTCGACCGAAGTCGTTCTCACGAGCCTTAGTTATGTCATCACGGAATGATCTAACTTCTTTCGAGATGACGTTGTTTACAACGCCTTCTACTTTGTCAGCCGCTTTCTTAATAAAGTCTGCTTTTGACTCAGCAAGTTGTTTCTTACCTTCTGTAACCATTTTGACTTTTTGCTCAACTAAAGATTTTTTATCTTCGTGGAATTCTGCTAGTTCGCCAGCAAGTTGTTCTGTTACAAACTCATCGAGTTTTTCAACATGTTCGCTTACTTTTGATCTATCAGCACGAAGTTCTCTTACTTCATTTGCAACTGCTTGAGTTACAAACTTGTCAAGTAGTTTAGCATGTTCACTAATGGCTTTGTGATATTTGACTCTGTCATTAGCAAGGGCGTCTTTTTCCTCTGCAATTTGAGAAATCTCTGCTTCAACTTTTTCTGAGATAAAGTTATCTACTGCTTCAACGATCTGAGACTTATCATGCTCATATCTTTGTGCAAACTCTTCTCTAAGTTCCGCAGTGAGTTCTTCTCTTGCTTCAGAGATTTTACTTTCCCATGCTTCTTGAAGTCCTGATTTAACCTCTTCTGTTAAGTCTGTTCCTTCAAGTAGGTCGTTAAATGTCACTGCCATTGTAGTTCTCCTACTTCTATAGTTTTAATTCATTAATGAGATCAGTTATTGATTTCATTAAATATTTTTCTGCACTTTTATCGTGTGTAACAGAAGCGGCGATATCATGTAATACCGCTCCGCCTCTCATGTTATATAAACTTTCATAGATAGTCTTTGGGTAGGCATCAGGGGCACTTGGTTGTGCCACAATGTCCACTGTTACTATATCGAAGTCGGAAACTTTACCACTTTCGTTTACGTTTCCTGATCCTCGACTGGATACACCAAGTTTTGCACCTGCTTTTAATAATGCTTTTGCAATATTACCCATTGGTGTCTCTATGATCTTTAATTTTCCTAAACCGTTTGAATCGTCAGTATGCATATCTGTTATAATATGACTGACACGGTCTAGATTGA